GGATAATAAGTTTATTTTTTGAGCCTGTAGAAACAACAACTGAGATACCATCAATAGAAAGTTTTGAAGAAATATCAATGGAGAGTATAATAGAAGTATATGAAGAACCAAAGACCCTCGAATCGTTCACAACAGAAGTCGAAATCGTTGAAGAAGAACCTAAAGGAACAGAAGTCGTTGCTCTCGCAGAAGAAATTACAGAAACCCCAAACTCTGAAAGAGTCACTGAACGACAACCTGTTCGAGAAGAAGTTAGCACAGCAAATAGTGAATCAACAGAAGAAGAAGTTGTTGCCGAAGAAACCAACGAGTCAAATGAGCCATCAGAAAATAATGCTAGAGAATCAGTTGAAGAAACAGATGTTCAAGAAACAGAAACAGCTCAATCCGAATCTAGTAACGAAACAAGAACAGGAAGTGAAGAATCTAACTCAAGCGATAACGAAAGCGAACAAGAAGTATCAGAAAGCAATGTGGATAGTGAAACTGATACTAACAGCACAGAAGTTTCTGAACAAACTATCGAATCTATTTCAGTGGAAAAAATTGCAACAAAAGTTGCCGAAGTGGTTAAAGAAATTGATAAGCAATTAGTTGTGACTAATATTATTGTTGCTAAAGCTATGCAATCAAAGATAAATATTGACAGTTACAGTTCTATCAATAATAATTTATTTAATAATCAAACTATTATGAATGGTGGAAGTTATGATGAGTTCAGAGAATATGTTGATAACAGAAATATATATCAACAAAGCCAAGTCATTTATAATGATGAATTTAGCCAGTATCAAGAAAAGATTGATGAGGCTAAAGCAAACACCATAAGAGCAGTTGAACATTTGAGGAAGATTCGTGGATATTAAAACAATAGCAACAGGGATAGGATTAGTAATTACATTTGCTGGTTTGTTCGTATTTCAAGGGCAACTAATACAAAGGATTGATGTACTTGAATCTAAATCAGCACCTGATATTAAACCATTAGAACAACAAATCGCTATCAATGAGGCAGAAATTAAAGTCCTCAATGCGATAGTATCGGAGATGAAAGCAAAAAGGGATAATCCATTATCCCAATAACTATTATTTATTAGTTTACTTTTTTGCCTACCCAATCTCCATCAAATGAGCCATCTTTATGAAGTTTATTCCATGAATCATACTCCTCTATCAATACTTGATATGTATTCCATGCATATATCTCAATAGGTAGATGATTTGGATTTGCTCCTAAGTATATTTCCTCGTAGTTATTTATGTACCAAGCTTTTAACTGCTCTACTGCCTCATCTCTGTTATCGTACACACAATTTGATACAGCATTTCTTCCTTTCCTATCTCTATACATAAGTTTGGTTATTATATATTTTTTATTTTTTTCCATTTTATTTATCCTCGTTTTATTTAGTTTACAATACAATCATATCATACTTTATACTAAAAGTATATAGTTATTTTTATTGGGTTAGATTTGAGGTGTTAATTTAGAATTAATATCGTGTGTGAGGCTCTTAATAGACTCATTTTGACTGTTTTATCTTAAATTAGTATGAATATACTATATAACTTCGCTACAGCTAAAAGAAATGCCATATACAGAGATTTGGTCTGCTGTCCAAGATAATTCGTTAGAGTCCATTCTCATAACAGCTTTTGTATTTGCATAAGCTATTGAAGAATCATTTGCTAATGCTGTTTTTAAAGGTGGCTCAATTTCTACTGTAGCTTGACCACTTCCATTAGAAGTGCAATCAGCAGTTATCATATGAAGTTTTTGAGTAGCACCTGAACCGAACTGTATGTAATCACCAGCTTTAAAAATGACTGTACTCGCAGTAGCATTTTCTACCGATATCGAATAAGCACCAACCGAATGAACTCCATTGACATTAATTACTGAATTTAATCCACCACGAATTGTTTTTGAATCAGGGTCGCCCAATAAAAATGTTCCAGCACGACCATGAAGTTGCATAAAAAATACTTGCCAAGCATATGCCTCATCTCTTTTCATGGGTGGAAGTTCTACAGTAGTAGTCCACATCGCACCACCATAATCTGCACTCTGACTAGAATAATTGAAAGGAGATGTGCTTACAGCTACAGTTCTTACTATTCTCCATTCTGAAGTTCTAAAATTACTCGGACTGGTTGGCATGGTTAAAGGATAACTTGGTGCTGTCATGAGCCGAATGTCCTAGCAAATGCACCACCGCGAGATTTAGCCTCTGCTACTGCACCTACTGTTTCTTTTTTAATTTGTGGCATTAGGTTCTGTACTTCTGCTCTAACTGTGGGTACGATTCCTGTTGAAAAATTTAATGATTGATTAATGGTGACACCACCACTACCCATCTTATCGTTTGGAATAATTGTACCAGCAGACTTAGGCATAAACATCTCTGCACCTTTTTCTCCTACCATATAAGGAACATTAGGAGATACAAAACCACCACTGGCTCTACCCATTAATGCTGTTCTTGCACTTTGTGACCAACCAAAACTTTGATTTTGAGCTCCCATACTAACTGATGAACCAGCTCCAGCAGTAGATGGTGTACCAAGTCCAGCAGTAAATAATGTCACTGCACTACCTAAAATTGTATCTAAAAAACTACCACCACCTCCACCACCACCCATTTGAACTAACTGCGCCATCTCTGATTTCATAGCTTGTAATTTTTTTGTTAAACCTATAATCAATGGTTCTATAATCAATACATGAGTAATTGTTGAAACTATTTGTGTGATAACACTTCTAAATATATCTTTCATTGCATCTCTAAAACTACCACCTGAAACGATTGCTGTAGCAAAAGCATCTGATATTGATTTACCAGCATCTTCGAATGATTTTTTAACTTCTATTAATATATCTTCTACTTTTTTCATAGTTTCAGCTAGTGCCATAGCTTTCTTTTTATTCTCACTCATTTCTTCAGCACTTTCTCTGACTGCTATGCTTTTTAAATTATAAGCACTCGTAACACCTTTAACTAAAGATTCTTGTAATTCAAGTTGTTTAGCATTTTCATCTAATGTGTTGTTGTATTTATCTAATGCCATGTCAATGCCTACGAATACTGCTATTGCAGTTGCTAATTTTGCAATCAACATAGCGATACCACCAATACCAGTCGCAATCAAAGCAGTTTTTAGAGCAATCAATGATTTAGTCACACTCATGACTCCTTGTTTTATTTTAAATAATGCAACTACCATTTTTACACCAAAGGTGGCAATCATTAAAGAAAATACAGCTTTTAAAGTTGTGCCTAAAAAAGATAATGCAGTTCCGAAACCCTCTACTGCTGATGCTAATACACTTCCGATATCACTTGCGAATGCTTTTATTTTGTGTTCGTTTTCTTCTAATGCTTTATTAAAGTCATTCATCTTATCTTTTAACTGTGCGAAGAAACCATCGCCTACTGCTCTTTGAAAAATAAAAAACTTATCACCAATCATTGATACTGTACCAGTCAATGTCTTTGCTAATTCATCTGTAGCATTACCAAACTTACCACCCTTGCCGAAAACTTTTGAGAATGCCTCGGCAGTTTCCTCAATACTCACAGTAGCACCCATTTGGAAACCCAGCATTTGTCGAACACCTTTTTCTCTAAACATATCAGCAGATGCGATACCACCAGCGAATGACCTTTGTATTTGTTCTGCTGTTGCTTGAAAAGATAATCCTGTGATTGAGGCAACATTACCTGTTATTTCCATGAGTTCAGCTAAATGGTCAGCATCATCTGATACTACAGCTAACGAACCTGACCCTCTTTGTATTTCTGCTAGACTGAAAGGCACTTTAGATGCGAATGTTGCCATGTTATCAAAGGCTCTAGCTCCCTCTTCTGCACTACCAAATAATGCTTTTAATCTTACATTCAGATTTTCTATTTGAACTGCAACATCTACAAAACCTTTAACAGCGATAACACCAATAGCACCAGCAACTACTGAGCCAACCTTTAAAGCAGTCATTGCGAATTTATCTAAAGATTTATTGGCTCTGTCAAAGCCACCTGACATTTTTTTAGATGCACCTGTGACAGCAGTATTTGCCTTTGCTAATCCTCTTTGTAAATCGCTGATGTCAGCTTGGACTTTTACAATTAACTTATCTAATTCTGTTGCCATATCTTAGTTTTCGTTCATTTCTATAAAATTTACTGGGTAATTACCTTGACAGATTAACACTAGAGTTAGTAATCAGGGTACATTTCTTTCAATTCTTCTAGTTCTGACTTCTCCATAGGTTTGTCATTATTTCCATTATATTCTTTAAAACCATTGATTGCCATAGTGATTTCTTTAATTGACATATTCCAAAAGCACTTAGGAGATAAGTGCATCATTCCAACACAGACTTCAAACCATCTTTCTACAGGAAGAACTTCACTTCCTTTTATGACTCGCTTTTTTTTTCATCTTCCTTTTCGCCAGTGTCTAAGGCTAATGTAAGTAAATCTCCAGCAGTTTTAATAGATTCTATAAGTCCTAAATCAGAAACTAATTTTTTTACATCTGAATCTTTTATATCATTTCCACCAGCACGAATGCTTAAAGTCATTATAGTTATAATTTCCATAAGACTTAATTCACCAGTAGATAATTTATTAGCTACTTTAAGTATAGAAGTTCCTAAAGCACTCTCAATCCCCATGATAGTATCAAGCGACATTTTCGCTTTATAACTTACATCATTTGGAAATTTTAGTGTCGTTTCTGCTTTTAATAGGTTTGTCATTGTTTTTATCCTCGATTGTTATTTTTAAAGTTTCTTCTCTTTCTCCTACATCTTCTATAGATTCAATTTTATAATCTTTTGAATCTATCGTAACATTAGTAGATTTAAGAAGTTTCAAGTCAAACATCATTTCTATTTCTATCATGTCGTTTGACTTATTAACTTGTGCATTAACTTTCTTACCATTTATAGTAATTTCAGTTTCTTTCCACATTACATTACTCCTAGACTGTTGCTATAGTTATTGCACCAGCAGATTCAAATGATAAAGAATATTGAGCTGAATCATTGTATTCACCTGAATATTCCATACTTGTTATCTGAAAAGCACCAGTAAAGGTGTTGTAGTCAGGAACAAGGAATTGAAAATTTGAAAATGTTGAGGCACTAAAAGCAGTCAATACTGATTGATGTGTAGCACCATCATCAAATATTCCACTTCCTGAAATACTAAATGATTTGATACCAGCACCAGCTAATAATGTTCTTACTCTTGATGAGTCTTTGTTTGTTATGTCTATTTGTTCAGAATTAATTGTGATAGATGTACTTCTTAAAGCACCAATGGTAGTAAATGTTTCTGGACTACCAGCATTACCTATCTTCATTAAAACTGCACTACCTTTTTGGACTGCCATTTTATTACTCCTATTTAGTTGTCATATACAGTAAAGTCTATATTCACTATACCATGTCTTGTGATACCATCAACCTCTGTCATTGTTGTTGCATTATTTACATAACTCATAACAGATGATGCCCCACTTACAGATATTGTAGCATTATTGACTAAATTGTAAATTCTTTCCATAACCTCTTTGATTTGCTTTTGACCACGATATTGTGACCAAACTTCTATATTTATGTTATATATATTGCCATCTAAAGTTGTAGTTCCGACATTAGTTATTGATTCAGTTCCAATAATTACATAAGGATATGCTGTATCTTGGGGTGCTGTAGAATCAAATATTTTATTATTTCCTACTAAACCATCTAATGTACTATCTCCTGAAAGTAAACTAAAAATCGCAGTCTGTAAGTCAAAAGAGTGAAATCCCATTATTTAATTCCTAAGTTCTTAGCAAACATCTTACCGAATATCTTTGTATTTCTGTATGCTTTACTTTGTTTACCCATAAAATATCTTTTAAATTTAGTTTCTAAATCTTCAGCATAATCCATATTAGTGCTGACTAAACCTAGACCCTGTCTAATTCTTTTATACTGTATGCTACTTCTTAACATTCCTGTATCTACTCTTGGTGGATTTCCTACTGATGATGAAGTATGTCTAACACCATTTTCTTTTGTTCTAGTTTTACCAGTCGCTGGTGATAATGTCATTTCTAATGCTATTTGATTTCTAAAATAACTGCCTGTAGCATCTACCCAGCGATTCTGTCTAGCATTATATTTTTTGCTGACAGCATTAACTCTCTTACGAATATCAGATTTTATTTCTACTCTAATTCCCAAATGCTACACCTTCTGTTGCGGTTATCTCTTGATATCTTTCTTTACCTTCATCTAATATTTTTATGTTTGTGATGTCAAATGTTTTAGAACGATAGAGAAGTCTGTACTTGGTTGTGAGTGCCGAGTAATATCTTATTGTGAATTTAAAAGTTCCTGTGGCTCTTACTTGGTCGCCAAATAAACCCTCTGAACCTGTTGTGTTCTCTACTTTGCTCCAAACTGTTGTAGCAGTAGACCATGTTGTTGATGTACCACCACCAGCATCAATACTACCACCGAGAGTTTGTAAAGCGACTCTGTTTCTAAACTCGCCGAGATACATGATTAGCCGATAACTCCATATCTATATGTTTTATTCGTTTTATAAGGATTCGTAGATAATTGAGTGACTACGAAAGGTTGTAATAATGCTGTAGCAGAATATGGTGCTTTGACTGATTTTTCATTATCGCCTCTATTTTCAAATAGATAACTACCATAAATAAGACATGCTTGTTTAATTTGCATAGGAACAGCAGTATTATCTCCATAACCAGCAACATATTGTATTTCAAACCCATTGACTGGTCTGAGTCCTGTTGGATATGTTTTTCCTGTTTGTAATGTGAATCTACTTGGAACACTTGCATTATCTAATCTGTAATTTGATGTCGCCCATGTTGTCGCTGTGTCATCATCTGAATAATATTTAGCATGAGTTATTGATGCGACAGGAGAGAAAGGTAGAAGTATCGGTCTTTTATTATAAACTAAATCAATCCCATCATACATTCCCTCTTGTATTGGAACATTAGAATCTGATAAATCATCAATAAATAATTGATAAGTAGTAGTACATAAAGTTCTATGAGTGTATTCTTTTGCCCATGAATCTACTGTTTGCTTAATAATATTTAAAACTACATCATCATCTGATGAATCTACTTTCAAATATGCTTTTAGTTCAGCTAAAGTAATTGCAGAATCAGTTTGAGCTGTGTGTATTTTAAGTCCAGCCATATTTTACCTCTGATAAAAATATCCTATTATGATAGCAACAATGCCACCGAGCCATGCTAACAATGTTACAGCACCACGACCTCGATTCATGACTGCCTCTACGACCATTATTCTATCTTCTAAAGCTGTCATTTTATTATCTAGTTTGACCATCATGTCAAACAACTGTTCGTTAGTAACTTTCATGTTGCTAGTGATATAACCCCATTAGTCCCAACCATGGGCATCTCAGCAAAAGCCATGTAAATATATTTGCCACCATCTGTATTTGCTTTACCATCGCTAGTTGTAATTCTAAATCCATTGCTTTCAAAGTTTACAGTACAGTTTGTTGATGAGGTGTTATCACTAACTTTAACTGTTCTTGTTCTTGTACCACCAAGACCAAAACCTGTTAATCCTGATACTTTTGTAAACCAATCCTCAGTTTGACCCCAGTTTTTAACCATTATCCATTTTGGTCTAAATCCACAATAAATTCTAACTCCTATGGCATTACCATTACCTATATAAAATCCAAACTTAGAAAATCCTTGTTTTTCTGCAAAACAATAAGCGATACTTGCCACTCCACTAGTATTGTGATGTGTTTTATTTCCTATAGACCATACTGAGCTTGTAGGTTTTGTGTCATTCCAACCACCAGCATCATCTTGAAAAGCACCTGTACCAGCAAACTGTATTAAGTCTGTTTCAGTATCAGAATATATAGTTGTGCCACCATTAAATATATCTCCATTATCTGCAACAGTAGTAGATTTTGCTATTATTACTTTTGGAACTGCTCCTAATCCATGTCCGATTGTGCCATTAGCACCTGTACCTGTATAAGTGCCAATAGAAATTCCAGCAGTTGTATTTACTTGTAGTGTTGATGTTATAGAGCCATCTGTATTCGAGCTGGTTGTTCCACCATTAGCTTTCCAACAAGCACCTACATAATCATCACCATCATTGTTTGTATTTTCTATATTGCCAGTTAAAGTAAATCCATCTGAGGTATAACTTGCTACATAAGTTGTTGTATCATAGGCAGATGAGCCACTTGGAACCCAGTTTTTTGCTGTACCCTCTGTAGAATTATTTAAGACTGGGTGTCCATTACCATTATATCTTTTAATCAAAAGAGCATCAGGTTTGAAACCCATACCAGTAATTGTTTTTGTGCTATCACTTCCGTCCCATGTAGGGCAATCAAAGTGGTCTGATACTTTTGCTATTGTTGTAAATGCCATATTATATTCTCCTATCCATAATCCTTAATGTTCTTTGTGCAGATTGCATAGAATCCAGCTGGTACATCATATTCAAATATACCGACTCCATTATCATCTGCATTTCCACTAGCTACTGCTGTTGCTCCAAAATACCCATTACCGAAATTACATAACATTCTAGCTGTTGCTCCAGCATTATTACTCACTGCTGTAACAGTAACACCCCAAAAGTCATCTCCTTTGGCAAAAGATAATCCAGCATTAGCTCCTGTGTTAGGTACTCCAGCATTTGAAGTGCCAGGTGCATTAAACCATGTGCCATTTTTTCCAAACCATATCTTGCCATTATCTAAATCAAAAGCACACATAATGATATCGTTAAGACTTGCTTGTGAACCATAGTTTACAGTTCCACCACCACCAGTATCTAAAATGTTTGGTGTGCTAGGCATTGGTTGATAACTAATACCCTCGCAACCATTTGAACTTGAGCTATTACCAGCAACAGCAGTTGAGCCTGTTGACTTGAAGAAAGATGATGCATAAGTACCATTTTTTACTATGCCAAGAGTTGCTCCATTTGCTTGAGTTCTATCTGTTCCTATCTTAACCTCATAATACCACTTACCATTCTTTACCATTTGTGTACTAATACACCCACTAGCATTTGTATTGTAATTATTAAGTGATGTTCCAGCATATTCTAAAGCACCAATATCATATGATTGGTTTCCATCTAACTGACAAAAGTTATTGCTAGGTGTATCAGGTGATTGTTTTAAATCGCCATTAACTGTAAAGGTAGTGCCATTTCCTGATGAGTCTGTACCCATAGCTCCAGCATTTTCCATTTTCAAAAACCAGCCATTCGTGCCCACAGTATATGAGGGAGATAATATTGCTTTCCAACCACCAGTGGAGCTATCAGTTTCACCGAATACTGTTGGAGCTAAAGCCGAGCCATCTACATTATGAACATGAGTCATAACACCTAAGAATTGGTTGCTACTAGCATTTATACCAACATGCCAACCATTAGATGTACCTGACATTTCTTTGTTAAGCTCATAATCATTATTTTGAGTTATAGCTGTAGCACTAGAAAAACTTGTTAGTCTTTCACCATTTATATAAATTTTTAATCTATCTGTAGAAGTAGATAGTGTGCTATCACCAGCAACAACAAGATGATACCAAGATGTGCAATCTAAAAGCAATCGACTTGTTTCATGGTTAGAGGTTACTGCACCTCCTATAAATCCAATAACTCCTATTTTTTTATCTGACCTGTAGTCAATACTAAATTGATTACCACCAGTATTGGTGTTTGATAATAAACTCTGACTTGCATTTGTTCTGTTTAATTTAAACCACATAGATACAGTAAACTTTTTTGCATTAGTTGGTGTACTCGTGAAATCTTTACTTAAATATGATGCCATTATATTCTCCTATGGATTCCATTGTCCTGAGTTTTGCATTCCTACTTCTATGGTAATACTAAAACTTCTGTCTGCTGTTTGACCCTCTGCATCTGTGGCACGAGCTGTGAATGTGTATGTGGTTGTAGCACTCGCACCACTTTCTGTACCAGTAATCGCACCTGTTGATGTATTTAAAGATGCCCCACCAGCTAATGAGCCACTAGCGATTGAGTATGCAATCGTAGAATCTCCTGATGCAGATATCGTTGCTGAGATACTTCCCCCAGCAGAAAAAGTACCAAGAGTTCCTGATGCAGTATTCCATGTGGGAGCATCTGACACTGTTAGCAATGCTGATGAGCTACGAACAGCTAATCCATCATTGTTTTCTATTCTTAAAAAATATGTGCCATCAGTTGTCAAAGTAAAGTTTGCAACAAGAGTTGTCGCATTTGTAAATGAAACTGAATTAGCAGAAGTGATAGCACCTGTTGATGATATTGCCTCTACCTGTGGAACACTTACAAATTGACTACCTGTTATCGTTATATTCGTTGCACTATTAGTAATTGTGCTTGGAGATATACTAGAAACTGTGGGATTCGTGGTTGTTGCTTGGTCTGTGAAACTTAAAGTACCTGAACCATTAGTTTGTAAGACTTGATTAGCCGAGCCATCAGCACTTGGTAAAACCCAAATTTTATCGCCTGTCAAAGCTGGAGCTTCAAAACCTACATAGTTTCCACCCTCATAAAATCTTAATTCGTTATTAGAGCCACCAATAGATAAATTACCAGCAGTAGTTAAAGCACCACCATCAGCAATACTTAAAGCATCATCACCATCTGTAAACTCAATTAATGCTGTTCTTATAGAATCAGCTTTAAAATATTCTACAGTATCATTCGCTTGGTCTAATGCCATGATGGTTATGTTTGCATCATTATCTTCATTTCTTATATAAAGAATATTAGCAGAACTGTCATACCATAATTGATTGGCATAAGTCGTACTCGGTGCAGATGTTCCACTTGATGTACTTGCTAATGCTTTGAGTGCGAGATTTAAGTCAGACCTTGTATTAGGAAATGTCTGATTTGCTATATCATAATCGTGTTGGCTCATTTATTTATAAACTCCAATTTGTTTAATTTTTGCATACTTACTAACTGCTTTCAAGGTTTCCATAACCTTTTGCAACATAATCGAATGTTCTATCAACAACACTACCAGTGCCACTTCCTTGATAAAAAGTTATAGTAAATCCTGTTGCCGATTTATTAGTTATTACATATCTTTCGTTTTGGTCTAAATTACTAGCTGAGATTCCTAGTGCTTGAACCTCTTTAAATGCTGGTGAATAAATAATTGCTTTCCCACCACTAGCTGTTCCACTGGCTATATCTCCCTGACCATAAGTTCTATCAGGCATATCTACTGTTGCCGATAATTCAGTTATTGCTGGTGCTGAAGTAACAGTTGTTGTTGTTAAAACTGCTCTCAGTTTAATATATCTAGCTTTATAATCTCCCAGTATATAATTTCGATAATCTGTGTATGAACTATTATCATTACTCAAAGATATTTTTATTT